AAGAAAATAAGGAGGCAGGAAGACATATGAACAAAATCATACTAATGGGCCGCCTTACAAGGGACCCGGAAATTCACTATACCGGAGATGACCGCACCATGTGCGTTTCAAAATTCTCTTTAGCAGTAGACAGGCGTTTTAAACGCACTGGCGATTCTGTAGAAGCGGACTTTTTCAACTGCACCGCTTTTGGAAAGCAAGCAGAATTCGTCGAGAAGCACCTGAAGAAGGGAACAAAGATACTGATTACCGGTCGCATACAAAACAACAACTACACCAACAAAGAAGGGCAAAAAGTATATAGCATGCAGATCATTGCGGAAGAAATGGAGTTCGCGGAAAGTAAGAATGCATCGGGCAACAATAACGATACCGAGGATCAACGTCCACGACCGGCGGCGGAAGAAGGCGGATTTTATTCCATCCCGGATGGCATAGAAGATGAATGCATGCCCTTTAATTAGGTTTGTATTATGGAAATATGGAAGGACATTCGCGGATGGGAAGGTTTTTACCGCATTAGCAATCTAGGGCAGGTGCAAAATGTGACTACCAAAAAGATGCTAACTCCAGCAATAGGGAGTAATGGGTACTTGCATGTTGATTTAAGGTACTTTCAAAAAAAGACCGTATCCATTCACCGTTTAGTCGCAGAAGCTTTTGTGGAAAACCCCAACAAACATCCCATTGTTAACCACAAGGACGAATGCAAAACGAATAATACTGCTGATAATTTGGAGTGGTGTACCACCCGATACAATGTCAATTATGGAAAAGGTGCGCTCGCAAAAAATTCTCCAGTTGTCCAACTCGACAGAAATGGAATGGTTATAAAGACATGGGAAAGCATGAAGCAGGCCAGCGAAGCAATTGGAATTAAATACCAGGGCATTTCACGCGTTTGCAGAAACGAAAGGAGGACGTGTGGCGGGTTTGGATGGATGTATTCTGCAGGGGCCAACCTGCCGTTTAACTAGGGGGAAGAAAAATGCTGGATTTTGGATTTTACAACCTGGATTGCATGGAGTGGATGAAAGAATTCCCGAATAGCTTCTTCGACCTCGCCATTGTAGACCCGCAATACGGGATAGATATAAACATGAATGCCGGTCTGAAAAAAGGACAAAAAAAGAAGCATGAACAAAAAGATTGGGATTCGTCCCCGCCAGACAAAGCATATTTTGACGAACTATTCAGGGTTTCAAAGGAACAGATAATTTTTGGTGGAAATTACTTTGAGTTACCACCTTCCAGGGGGTGGATAGTTTGGGATAAGGGTAACGGCTTTAAGGGGAGGTCATACGCCGAGGCAGAGCTTGCTTGGACTTCGTTTGACAGAAACATAAAAATTTTCCAGCATGATCCTCTGGCACGGGGCGATTACAAAGGAAAAATACACCCATGCCAAAAACCCGTTCCCCTCTATAGTTGGATACTGCAAAATTACGCAAAACCGAATTACAAAATTATCGACACGCACACAGGCAGCGCAAGCAGCCTTATAGCCTGCCACAATGCAGGGTTTGACTTTGTGGGATTTGAGACTGATAAAGAATACTACGACAAAGCCAAAAAGCGATTAGAGCAAGTACAGGCACAAATGATTATGCGGTTCGACGCCACGCCAGAGCCGGAACAAATTAGCATGGACTTATAGAAGGGCAGGAGAAGAATGAAACCAGTATTGAAGTACCCAGGGGCAAAAAACAGAATAGCGCCGTGGATATTGGAGCATATGCCGATGGATATTGAGGTATATGTAGAACCGTTCTTCGGAGGTGGGGCAATATTTTTTGCAAAACCCCCGTCAAGAATAGAAACAATAAACGATCTTGATGGGCGTGTCGTGAATTTCTTCCGGGTAGCAAGAGAAAAACCGGAACAACTGGCGCAGGCGTTAAGACTTACCCCCTTTAGTCGGCAGGAATACAACGCAACATACAAACCAAGGGAGGGAAGAACGGACATAGAAGAGGCAAGAATATTTGCGGTGCAATGCTGGCAGGGATTCGGATGCAGCAACAACTATCATAACGGATGGCGGTCGAGCCAACAAAAAACAAGTCCACACTGCACTAAAGAATGGGGAGCGCTCCCGGACAGGATCATAGAAGTATCAAAGCGACTTATGAATGCACAAATCGAATGCTTGCCAGCCGTGGAACTAGTCCAAAGGTACAATACATCCGACGTATTCTTGTATGTAGATCCCCCGTATTTGAGCAACACCCGAAAAGGCTACTTGTACCGGCACGAAATGGCAGACAAAGACCACGAGGAATTATTGCATCTGCTGGTTAATCATCCGGGGAGAATCCTGATATCCGGCTATCAATCCGACATGTACGACGAACATCTAACCGGATGGAGCAAAGAGCAGAAAAGAACACAAGCAGAGGGCGGGTTATCCCGTACGGAAACCATATGGATGAACTACGATGAGCAAACAAATATATTTGATTTTTTAGGAGGTTAACCATGAGAGTATACATAAGCGGCCCAATCACCAATAACCCCTACGCCTTTCCGGAGTTTAACCTGGCCGAAACGCGGTTGAAGAAAGAAGGGCATGAGGTTATAAACCCCGCTGCATTGAACGGCGTAATACAATTCAAGGCGGCCCATGCGGAATACATGCGGATATGTCTGCCCCTTCTTGATCTTGCAGACGCAATCTACATGATCGACGGATGGAGAGCCAGCGCAGGAGCGTGTATAGAGTACGGGTACGCACTGGCGCAGGACAAGATCATAGTTAAGCCATAGGCAAGGCAGGAGGACAGGAAGGGGATAGATAATGAGCAGAAAAGAAACAACGAAAATATTAGGCAATATGCTCATCCGCGATATTTTGCGGAAAAAGCATTGGGCGAACGAAGTAACTTTCAATTGGGGCCGGAAAGGTGAGTGCAGAATTGATTTCCTTTCCTTCACTCCCGTGAATCAAACAACGTCAGGAATTGAACATGGCAGCTTCACGGCTTACGAGGTTAAAAGCTGCCTGGCAGATTACAGAAGCAAAAACGGCCACAATTTGGTCATGGACAAAAACTACTATGTAATGCCAATGGAACTTTACAAGCAAATTGTCAACGAATTACCGCATAACGCGGGAGTGTACTGCCCTATCCCTTTTAACAAGGACAAGTATGAAGAATTTGAGGAGCCGACAAAAGCGGGCAATCTGACAGAGGGAGGGTTTTCCCTTGTCTGCATGCGGAGCGCACACCCCAAAGACAGGGAAATTAGTAATTCCGTAGCCCTGTTCTGCATGTTAAGGAGCGGATATAGAATGGAGGACACAATATGAAATGTCAGTACTGCAAAGGAAAGAACCTTTATCTAAAAAGAACCTTCCCACAAGACCAATACGGCTGCCGCGATTGTGAAAAGAAAGTGAAGCTATTGCGAAGCTATTGCGAAGCGAAGGGGTTAGCGAAAAAACAATAAGAAAAATGTTTAGCTGAAGGAGTAAAAAATGAATAAATTTAAAAAATATTGTCCAAATGTTTGGGTGGCAGAATGTGAAGAAGAGTATGGAAAGGGAGAAATCATTGAACTTGAAACCAAATATGGAAAAGAAGTTGAATGCGAGGTTTACAACTTAATTGCAAAAAATGGCGAGAAGTATTTTTATTCCATTGTGCGAGTTGAAGATCAGTCATACGCACAAAGAAAAGCGGAACGTCATAGTAACAGTGCAGCAAATCACATGTCCAAAAGTGAAAACTATTACAATGCCTCGCAAGAGGGTAAAGAGTTTTTATCTTTAGGGGAGCCTATAAAGGTTGGACACCATAGCGAGAAAAGACACAGGGCATTAATTGACAGAAATTGGAACAGAATGGAAAAAAGCGTAGAGTTTGCGGAAAAATCAAAAGAAGCCGAGCAAAAAGCGGAATATTGGGAAAACAAGGCGCAAGAAATAACCCTGGCCGTGCCCGAAAGTATTGAATACTTCTCAGATAGGCTTGAAAAAGCAATTGCCTATCATGAGGGACTAAAGGACGGTACGATAGAAAGAGAACATTCTTATTCCCTCACTTATGCAAGCAAGGAAGTCAAGGAGCTAAAGAAGAAGGTTGAAATAGCAAGATTACTATGGGGGGATACCTAAGCCGCAAAACTGAAATTTAGAGGAGGATACAACATGTCACGAGGAATTAAATTAGAGCCGGAAGTAACCCGGCAAATTAACGAGATGTTAGACAAGGACATAACCCACAGAGCCATAGCTGACAAGCTGGGGGTTAGCTGTGCAGCGGTTAGTAGACTAGCAGCACTACGCCGGAGTAAGCCGCTGGAGGATGTGAGACCTGACAAGTGGACGATTGACTTTAGCCGGGAGTGGGACGAGACGGTAAAGAGGATCAAGGACCGGTTTGGTATGGGAATCCCACCAAAAGATTACATTGTAGAGGGGGCAGGAGGGCAAAATGGATAAACGTTATTTGATTAGAGGCAGGAGCTTCAATAGTGGGACTTGGATTTATGGACAACCACACAAATACGGAGAAAACAAAGTATTTATTGTGGGCGGTGGCGTTATCGATTGGGAAGAAGAATGGATTGCATTTGGATATTGGGAGTGGGTTGATTCCGCCACATTAGGCCAGTGCACCGGACTAATCGCCACCAAGTCATACCGGGGAGACAGTGAGGACGCGCGGTTAGTGTTTGAGGGGGATATAGTAGCTAATTCAGACAATTACCACACTATACAAGGGGTTGTGCGGCTTGGCGGATATTCTGATGGACATGTCGGATTTTATATTGAGTGGATAGACTATGATTCTAATAAATGGTCTGAATGGTGGAGAAAAGATCTTGATTATTGGATAACACGTGAGCAATGCGAAATCGCAGGAACCATTCATGACCATCCTGAACTGCTGAATGGGGAGAATGAGGATGAGCGCGGAGGGGGATGCAATGAATAAGACTAAAATAGATTGGTGTGATTCGACATGGAACCCAATAACTGGATGCCTACACAAGTGCGCATATTGCTACGCAAGAAGTATTGCGCAGCGGTTCGGGGGAATGTATGTGCGGCCATTCGACAGGAATATTAATCTTGATGATCTTGAAACCCAAGATGTTAGTAATTGCTATAAAAAGCCAAAAACATTAGCTGAAGCAAAGAAATACAAGAGGAAGGACGGAAAAATTATTAAGGCGCCTTATCCTTACGGGTTTTTACCAACCTTGCATCGTTACCGACTGGGCGATTATCAAGACAAAAAAGGCCGGAACATCTTTGTGGGGTCCATGACAGATCTATTCGGGGAGTGGGTACCGGATGAGTGGATCAAGGCAGTATTCGAGGCAGCGAATAAGGCACCACAACATAGATACATATACTTAACCAAAAATCCTGACCGCTATTATCAGCTTGGAGAGGGAGACAGCGCGATTATTCCCGACGGTGGGGCAAGCGGTTGGTTTGGAGCGTCTGCGACAACCGAAGAACAGGCACAAGACGCCTGGGACAATCTTAATTGCACATGGATAAGCATTGAGCCAATACACGGGAAATTCAGCGAAGAATTCTTCTGGCACGACAACAGATTTACACAAGCAATAGAACCGCGCTGGTCGTGGGTTGTAATCGGCGCCGAAACCGGAAACCGCAAGGGCAAGGTTATCCCGGAAAGAGAATGGATTGAGGTTATTGTTGAGCAATGCCGAGATGCCGGAACTCCCGTTTTTATGAAATCCAGCCTTGCGGAGATATGGGGAGAGCCGTTAATTCAGGAATATCCATTCAACAGGAGGTAGCCATGAAATACGACAAAGAATTATATTTGGACAGTGGTTTTTATGGGCTTGATGAAAATATAGAAAATCACAAAGAAAAGATTGTTAAATGCAGGAAGCTCCATACTTGCGCTTCCTGCCAAAAGGAAATTAAGGCAGGCGAACAAGCACTATACGAAAGCGGATTTTTAGACGGTGAACCAGTAGCGGCATACACTTGTATAACATGCATTGAGGAATGGCTTGAAGGATCAGGACAAGTAGAAGCAGAGGAGGAAAGTATAGAATGAAGGTAAGTGAATACAGCTTTAGATGCGCAGTATGCGGCAAAAAATTTGAAGTAGCGGGTTGCTGGTGGAATGAATGGATATTGATTAGGTTTCTCCATTTGAAGTTCATTATACACTGTATCGTCCATCACCGAAAATAGTAAAAGCGGAGGAGGAAACATGAAGTCAATAAATTCTTGGGAATTGCCAGCAGAAGGAATTTGGGAAATAGTGAAGAATAAAGCCGCTTGGTTGTCAACATGGGGAAATGTCCAGTCGCCAGCTTGTTTATTAGCCGAGACGCCACTTGTATGCGACCCGGTGAATATGGACGGATACAACAAGCTCTGCAAAGACATATTAGAGTCTATGATTACAACGTACTGGCAAGAACGAGAATGGATTAAAGGAGGGGGATTCCGTTGGATAAAAACATTTTAGTCCAGTACTGCGAGCTGAAAAAAGAGGTCAAGGACATAAAAGCAAGGATAGATAAAACCGAAAGAGAGATTGAGAATCTTTCCATCGTGGGCGACTCCGTAAAAGGAACAAGGCAAGACGGAACCTATGGCAGTATACGAATCAGCGGGTATCCGTATCCAGCGCTTGATAGGAGGATAGGGCTGCTACGAAAGTACGCGATACAATTACGGGCCGCCGAGGAGAAGCTGCTTACCCTCACCACGCAGACAGAAGAGTTTATTCAGGAAATAACGGATAGCCGCAAGCGGAGGATATTCAGACTATACTATATAGACGGACTGAATTGGTATCAGGTGGCTCGAAAAATGAACGAGGGATTGATGGCAGACGCGTACAGAATGATACATGATAGATATTTAGAAAAATTTTAAATGTGTTCGGTCATGTTCGGTTATTTTATGTTAATATGTTATTGGTGATAAGACTAGATCGCCTAGTATCCTCCCTGACACACAGAGCGCCTTGCAGCAGATGCAGGGCGTTTTGCGTTGCGGGGGGATAAAATCAGGAATGTACTCCGGAGTCCTTCGGGCCCGGGGTCTTTTATTATCCAGACAGTAGTTCCCTCACCATATGAGGAGTAACGAGATCGGATACGGCTAGCCTGGCGCCGGCAAGTCCGGGTAAACAAATCCACCTTGCGTTAGGTGGTCGGGTCAGTGGCGGGACCCGTTAATCATCCGCCACGAAAACGATAACTTAAGGTAGCCGGGAGCCGGGTGCTTTTGCATATGAGGATTGCCGAATGGAAATCGATGTTACAAGTAAGGAGACAAGAGCGGCGTTCTATAACTCAGGAGAGTGGAGGGCAAAGCGGCAAGAGATACTAGGGCGCGACCATGAATGCCTGTGGTGCAAGGCAGAAGGGCGAGTGACAACTGCTGATACATCCATTCTTGAGGTTGACCACATCAAGGAGCTGGCTGAGTATCCGGAACTTGCGCTTGACGATGATAACTTAAGGACACTCTGCAAGGATTGCCACAACAAGCGCCACAAACGAGCCAATTATAGAGCCAACAACCCAAAGCTGACAAAGTGGCCAGACGAAAGGTGGGATTAAGTTATGGATATTCAATTCAAGGTAAAGGACAGCGAAGTGCCGGAGGTATTTGTTGATGGAAAGAGCGTTGGCGTTGTCGCCCTGAGTTACGTGTACGTCACGAGGGCGGGTGCGGGGGCGGGAATGCGGATGTTAGTCGCCACCGTGTTGACAGGAGATGATGACGTGCAACATGTACTGTCCTACAACGAAGCGACGGGAGAGAAATTTTACCAATGACACCCCCGGGGTCAAACCCATCGGCATTTTATATTTTAGTGGGAACCGATGGATGGGGTCGATTCGGCGAATGCGGAAAGAATCTTTACCCCCTCCCCCCTCCCCCGCCTAAACAGAAAGGAGGAATTGTCTTGAATAGCAAAACGGTAGGGTCGAGAATGAAAGAAAAAAGAAAAGAAAAAGGATTGACACAGCAAGAGTTATCAAGACTTTGCGGTATTTCGATGAATTACTATTCCAGCATCGAAAACGGCAGAAATTCCCCCAGCCTGGCAGTACTGGATTCGATAGCGAAAAGGCTGGGTGTATCGTTGATTTGCCTGCTGGATGATAAGATCGGAGAAACCGAGCAGCGTGTCGCTACAGAAGAACAGCGTTTGAAGAATTTATTCAAGGGAATACCGGAAGTACAACTGAAATTAGCAGATGGATTGATTACCCAAGCAGCTCGATTAAAGGTTCTGCTGGATGATAACTGGAAAGATATTCTTGAAAATGGGGAGTATGAAAAGTTTAGCCAGAGCGAAAACCAGGTCCCGTATGATCGTAAGCGGCCAATTGTAGAAAACTACGACAATCGCGACAAAACATATCAATCGATTATCAATCAGTTAATTAGTTTGTTGCCGAGAGGCGCACCAGATAAAAAATCAAAATTGTTAGGCAGATGATCCTATGCTGAAAGTAAAACACGTAGATGATTATATATCCAGCTGGAAAAATGGGAAAATCATTCTAAATGATAAGCGGATCAAACTGATCAACCTGATTGAAAAAGAGATATTGCCATATGATGATCTGTTTTATTTTGATGATGAGAAAATCGAGGATTACATCACCTTTAGCGAGCGGTGGTATTTTGAATTAGATGAATGGGAAAAGTTTATTGCCTCATTCATCTTTTTGTTTTACATAGAAGACGATGAACCGGTATTTGACGAGTTCGTTATCAATATGGGTCGGGGCGGAGGAAAAAACGGATTCATATCAACGCTATCCCATTTTTTCATTAGCCCGCTACACGGAATTGAGCATTACGATGTTTCTATTGTGGCAAACTCCGAGGATCAGGCAAAAAAAAGCCACGTAGAATGCTACCGAATTATCAAAAAGCGCGGCAATGAAGTATTAGAGGAAGAGTTCGAAGCCTTTAAGAGTAAGATCACCGGCCTGGAAACGCAATCCGTTTTTGAATACAAAACAAGCAATGCCAGTACAAAGGACGGAGGCCGCGAGGGCGCCGTTATTTATGATGAATATCACGAAATGGAAAACAGCGATATTGTCGATGTATTTTCCGGCGGCTTAGGAAAAGTAGATTGCGGACGGCAATTCTTTATCGGAACAAAAGGCTTTGTCCGGGAGGGATTTTTCGATATCAAATATCGGGAGTGTGAGGATGTACTAAACGGCGTTGTCGAATTTCGAAACGTTTTTCCTTACATTGCCGAACTGGATGCGATAGGGGAAATGGATAGCCCGGAACTTTGGGCGAAAGCCAACCCTGCCTTGCAGCAGCCGCTTAACAAGAGGGGAAAACGGCTCTTCACGAAGGTGATGAAGCAGTATAAGAAATTAGCCACAGAGCCTTCTGGCCGGTCTGCTTTTGTTACAAAGAGAATGAACTTTTTGGAAGAAAGCATGGAAAATTCGGTTGCCAGCTGGGAAGAGATCACGGCAACCAACCGGCCATACTTTGAACTGACCGGAATACCAGTAGGATCCTTTGACTATGGCAGTGTAAGAGATTTTGCGGCCTGTGGTCTTCTGTTCAAAAAAGCTGACGAATATGTGTTCGATACATTTTCTTTTGCGATTAAACAGTTTTGCGATGTCCATTATGGATATTCAAACAGCGGTCAAGATATAGGGACAGAGAAAAAAGCACCCATAAAAAAATGGGAAAAAGATGGTCTGATGAAGGTAGTCGATGAGCCGTCTCTAAACCCACAGCATATCGTGGACTGGTTTGTAAAAGCTCGGGAGAAATACGGGGTGAGAAAAATTATTGCCGATAATTACAAGTTAGATATATTAAGGCCTTTGCTTGAAGCTGAAGGGTTTGAGGTTGAATGCATCAGGCGGCCACGAAGCATACACCCGCTAATGGCTTCCAGGGTAGAGGATGGGTTCGCTAACAAAAAATTTATCTTTGGCGACAATCCGTTAATGCGCTGGTATACCAATAATGTTTATGTCAAAGAGACTTCTGACGGCAAACAATTTTTGAAAAAAGAAGAAACAAAACGAAAAACAGACGGATTTCAAGCTTTTGTCTATGCGCTGTATCGGGCGAACGAATTAGACGAATTAGACATTGGAACAGCACTGGAAGCCATGAACAGTATTAACTTTTAGGAGGTGATGGAATTGAAAATATTTAGCCTTCCAGACATATTTAAACGCGGCAGAGGAAGTACAGAATCAGTATATGTCTGCGGACCAGACGATATTGACGCAAAAGTCCAGGAAGTATATTTGAAGCGCATGGCGCTTGATATCTGCGCAAATTTCATTGCCCGTGTCGTCAGTCAATTGGAGGTCAAGATCGATGATCGGCAATGGTACTATAAGCTGAATGTGCGCCCCAATACCGATATGAGCGCGGCACAGTTCTGGCATACACTTACGTATAGACTGATCGAGGACAATAAAGTTCTTGTTGTAAAGAGTGATTCAGATGATCTGCTTATCGCGGATGGATGGACCAGAAACGAGCATGCAGTGTATGAAGATACTTTTTCCCATGTGTGCGTAAAGGACTTCACCTTTGCCCAAACATTTAAAATGAACGAGGTTTTATACCTGGAATACAACAATGACAGGCTGGAAAGGTTTACAGAGGGACTTTTTGCGGACTATGCGGACTTGTATGGGCGTTTGCGGGAAGCAGCTAAGCGGAACAGCCAAATCAGGGGGACGGTAGACGTAGAGGGTAACTACGACCCAACCAATGAAAAAAAGCGGGACGAGCTGCAAAGTTATGTGGATAAGCTCTTTCAGGCGTTTAAGAGCAAATCCATTGCAATAGCGCCGTTATTTAAAGGGTTTTCCTACAAAGAGCATTCGAATACCACCGGGACATCAAATCTGAACGTGGAGGAGATAACCAAAATACCGGACTACCTGATTAATACGGTTGCGGACGCGCTGGGGATACCAACAGCCCTGTTACACGGGAGCCGCGCGGAGCTGCAAGACAATATTACGGCATTTAATAAGTTCTGCCTGCCTCCGCTGCTTCAAAAGATTGGGGACGAACTCAATGCAAAACTGCTTGACCCGCGGACGTACTCAAAAGACAGCCGCATAGAAGTGATTGGCACCAACAGGCCGGATATATTCGGATTGGCCGAGGCAATAGACAAACTGATTTCCAGCAGTGTTTTTAATGTAAATGAAATCCGTGAGGAACTGGGATACGATCCGAGAGAGGGCGGGGACGTGTATGTGATTACTAAAAATTTAGACACCGCGAACAGTACGCAGAAGGGAGGTGAGAAAACGTGACAAAGTTAAAAAAGGTCCCGTATCAGTTTGCCAATGAAGCGAAGGGCGGGAAGCACGTGCTGACATTGTCGGGACTAATCAGAAAACGGTATTGGTCCGATGACAAGTCTATAGACGCAGCGCTGGTCCGCAGCGCGTTAGATGAAGTGACGAGCGAAATTGTTATTTATCTTAATTCCGAAGGCGGGGATGTATTCCAGGGTATAGAAATATACAACTATTTGAAGAACCATCCGTCAAAAATCACGGTTGAAGTTACCGGGATTGCCGCCAGTGCCGCAACGTTCATTTCTTCGGGTGCCGATACTGTTATCATGAACACCGGCACAACACTGATGATACACGAGGCGTCAACCTATACATGGGGGAATAAGGGGGATATCCAAAAAACCTTAAACCACCTGGAAGCAGTCGACGAGTCAATCATTGGTGTTTACGCGGAAAAAACAGGGCAATCATCAGAACAGATCGCACAGTGGATGAAAGAAGAAAAGTATTTTACCGCAGAGGAAGCAGTGAAATACGGTTTTGCTGACGCAATGAAGGCAGAAAAGCAGGACACTGAAAACATGAGGGCAATGATTCAGGAAGCTGTCGCTTTCGCGATGGTGGACTACGCAGCAGTTAAACCAGCAGCAGAGGTTTCTAAAAAATCGCTATTAAATAAACTAAGAAAAGAGGTAGAGTAAACGATGATGAAACTGAACAATAAAACAAAAGAGGCAAAAGAGCTTTTCAACGGAGTCTCAGCAAGAGAGGATGCAACTCCGGAAGAAGTGAACAATGCGCTGGAAATGTATGTAACGGCAATTGCAGAAGATGCCGGCGCACAGGTTCGGAGTGAGTATGAAGAGCTAAAAAATGTAACAGATAACCAGGTATTGCAGGCCAGAGGCATTCCGGTGTTAACGGCAGAGGAAACTAAGTTTTATAACGAGGTATCAAAGGCCGGAGGCTTTGATGACAACACTGTGTGGCCGGAAACGATTTTTGAACGTATTTTTGAAGACATTCAGAAAGATCACCCAATTCTCAAACTGGTTAGATTCTCTGCAACCGTTGGGCTGACAAAGGTTATCCGCTCCCGCAGAAAAGGTGTAGCTGTGTTTGGGCCACTGCATAAAGACTTAGAGGGCCAGCTTGATGCAGAATTCGGAGCAATGGAATACACCCAACTTGCCCTGACCGCATTCTTCCTGATTTCCAAGGACACCTTGACGCTGGGGCCACGGTGGATCAACCGCTATGTACATTTGTGCCTGACCGAAGCGGTACGCGATATCTGGGCGCAGAAGATCATTGCAGGAACCGGCAACAACGAACCAATCGGTCTCCTTAAAGATATGGATGGCGCGGTGGTTGGCGGAGTATATCCCGACAAGGCAGCAATCGGCACGCTGACACTGGCAGACAGCAAAACGACAATTAACGAAATGGCTGGAATGATGAAGGGACTTTCTAAATACGTTCGCAAAATCAGCAAAGACGATACAGGGGAAGAGAAGTACCGCAACATTGAAGGCAAAGTATACTTGATTACAAATCCTGTTAATTACTATGATGTTGTGGCACGGACTACAGTACAAGTGGATAGCGGGGCATTTGTCACTAAATTACCGTTCGTTTCAATGGACCACATTATTCAGTCAACGGACGTTCCGGCTAATAAGGTGCTGGCTTTTATTGATGGAGAGTACGAAGCGACTCAGTCGCAACCGGAAAAAGTGTATGAATACAGAGAAACATTCGCGATGAAACGGGCCGTATTGTACGCGGTTGATATGCTGGGAAATGGGCAGCCCGTAGATAATTATGCTGCACAGGTATATGACTTGGATTTAAATGGATTGGGGGCGTAAAGAATGAGCTATGAAGTCATCGTTTCATTCGCGGACATGGAGGACGGTTATTTTGAGTACAAGACAGGCGACGCCTACCCGCGTGAGGGAATGACGCCAACAAACGAACGAATCAAGGCGCTGAGCAGTGCAAAGAACAAAAGAGGCGTTGCCCTGATCAAGAAGAGCAAGGAGAAAACAAATCCAGACAAAGAGGTGTAAGCGATGGATATTCCTTATGAGGTCTTGAACGAATTTAAGGGGCGGATGAAAATCATACACAGCGGAGAGGATGACAATCTGAAAGGGTTATTATCCTCGTCCTGCGTGGCGCTAAATAAAGCATGCGGCGTCTTTGATTTTACCAGCGAACAAGGCAAAGAATTAGTGTTTGAAAGAGCCAGATATGCCTATAACGACTCACTGGAATTTTTTGCGGACAACTTTTTAACTGAAATCATTAACCTGACTTTGGCTTTGTACGAGGAGGGCAGCGGAGAATGAAAAAGCAATCTTACAAAACCCCAGACGTCCACAGCGGAAATCTGCGAACGCCGGTGACGTTTTACGAGTATGCGCCGGCAGAGGGACCGGATCCCGGGCAGCAGGAAAAGAAAATCCTGTATCAGTGTTATGCACAGGTCTATGCTCCGTCGATGAAGGATTTGGAAATTATGAGGGCGACGGGAACGAAAGAAGCTGTAACTATGCGTATCCGTGATCCGGGGAAAGAATACATTCCGACCAACAAGCATTTCGCGGAAATGGATGACTACCGCTACACCGGCCGGCGCTTTAGCGTTGTCGATGTTGCCTATGATGTGGAAAACAACCGCATTGTCAAGATGTTATTGGGGTATACGTCATGAGTACATACGGGAGTTTCGATATTAAAGGGATAAAAGAGCTTGAAAAGGCCATTACCGAAAAATATTCCGGGACAAAGGTCCGAAACATCCAACGGCAAGCCATCAATAGCGGCGGCGACGTAGTTGTTGAAGAACTCAAAAGCAGTTTCAATGCCGTTAGTGACAAGGGCTACTCGAAAGGACACACGGCGAACGAGGTCACACGCAGCAACGCAAAAACCTCAAATGATATCGTAAGCGCAAAGGTCGGATGGAGCGGCCCGCAGAGCCGGTGGCGCCTGGTCCACCTGGAAGAGTGGGGGTATGTCAGAAACGGCAAGCAGTATAAGCCGCCGAGCTACGGGACAATTGAAAAGACGCTGAAAAAGCTGGAAATTCCCTATCTTGAGGCGGTGCGAAAGGGGTTGATGGAGTTTGTATGAAAGATATGCTGGACATTATTTATGACGCATTTATAAAAAATGAAATAATCGCAGGCGAATGTGAGGGGCGGATTAAATACTATCTCTATCCAGAGACAGCCGACACATCAAAGCCATTTATCACAATTCGCCCCATGCGGCCGCCCAGCGCGGCAAATTATGCGTCAGACAAAAATCTAAGCTACCAATTCGCCTACCAGATCGACGTACAGTCACACGATCGCAAAACATGCAAGCGGCTGCAGCATGAAATCAAAAATGTATTGGAACAATTAGGGTTTACTCAGCAGGCCAATGACGGTCTTGACGAGTACTTTGACGAAACGAAGCGTTTTGTAGATGCAAGGCGTTACTTTAAGATGTCTGATCTGCACGACACCGACTACTAAAAAAGGAGATAAGTATGAGTATCTTAATCGGATTTAAAAGAGCGAAAATTCAGCCACTCGATAAAACGGGGCAGGCCGAAGGGGATGTAATTATTGTGGAGGGTACGCAGGATGAGGGCGCGGCGCAGGAGGCTAATATCAGCGGGCTGTCTGCCGAACCTATCCGCGTATACGGGTCAAATGTGGCCTATTATGTTGCGCAGAAAGGAACCGGTGACGTGACCGTGGAATTAAAACTCCTGGATCTTCCAAGCGCGGCAGAGGATCGAATCCTGGGCTACAAAACAGATGCCACATTAAAGGCGCAGTTTATCGGCAAGGATACGGAGCCGCCGTACTGCGCGGTTACTCTGGAGTCGGAGGACTCCCAGGGGAATGTTGCAATGTTTGGATTCTTTAAGGGAAAATTCAGCAAATCGGACATTGCATTAAAGACAAGAGAGGGCGGCAACTTCGAGCCAACCGGAGAGTCCTACAGCTTCGCGGCAATCGAGAGCGACAGAGGGGACGCATCGCAGGGTAACACGATGGTTAAGTTCATCGGCAAGGGCGAAGACGCGAAGGCAGTGGAAGCTCTGACGCTTGCGACTGCGGGCTGACCAGCATAAGGAGGTGCTATATCATGGCAAAAACATACATTAAACTCGAGCAGGAAGACGGAAGCTTTTTGGAGTTTACGAAAGACCGGATCAAGGCTCGCTGGGTAAAAGAGACTTTTAAACTTGAAAAGAAGCTGGCCGAGCTGGGAAGGAAGGGGGACTATGACAAGGCGCTTGATTTGCGTATTAGTTTTATCGTCGACCTCTTTAACAAACCCGGCCTAACACTGGAAACAATCTATGAAGGCATTGATAGCGATAAAATCATTACAGAACTCGACCGGATCATGGGCGACATCCTGGGACGCTCAGGGGATAGCACGCCGGGGGAGTCGTAACGCCGGACAAGGCGCTGGAAAATTATTACAGGATGTGCAGACAGCTAATCAAGGCGGGGTGGACGCTGAACGATGTCGAAGAGGCGGATTTCGAGACTCTGGTAGAAGTTGTCTGCACGAGTCCTTCAAAAGGAAAACAAA